GTTCCGCCTCCTTGCGGAACGGCTTCCATAGGTCACACCACCAGCTGACGGGCCAGGTCAGCTGTGGCCACCCGGGACCAGGTGCACCGGGTGCTTACGGTAAGAAGCACATTATCCTGGTTACGTGTTGTTTTGTTTTTCTGTTGTGTCCTGTACACGTACAAGAAAGCAGGACGGAGGTATGATGAACAAAGGACAAAATATTTAGTTATAAGGCGTTCCGCAGCAGTTTACGGGGCCTGATACCCCCGCCGCCGGCT